TGTTTTATTATGTTGCCATTCCGCCACTTGTACCAAATCTGGCAAACTATAAATTTCAATGGCAGCACTGTCTCCGCCTGTTCCTAAACTTGGATCCCATGCGGCCACATATATTTTAGTTTTGTCAACGGGAGTATAGACTCTAAGCTGGCCCACTTTTTGATATGGATCTTCGCCCTGTAAGTTGGTCAACTTCATGCTGGCTATCAGCGTTTCATCAGCTGTAATAAACTTACACTCGTGTTCACGTAAAAAACGTTCTTCGCCAATTTTACTGCGTTCGTGATCTGCCCAGCTAGGATCTCTGTCTGGATGATCACTCCAAATATACTTAATGCTGGCAAAACCATTCTTACCTGTTGCTTTGGCATTGCCAAACTCGTCAAAGTTTTTAATAGCATCATTCCAAATCTGTGCAAACTGGTCATTGTCTTGGTTGGGAGTTGATGTAATAATACACTTACCGCCTGTGCTTAGTGTTGGACTTAGTGCTGTCCAAAACTCTTTAGCAATGCGTGGCGGAACGAAAGCAAACTCGTCTAAGTATACCAATGTCAATGACATACCACGACCAGTATTTTCTGTTGTTGTAGCACTGACAATACGACTGCCGTTGTCGAAGTCGATACTGCCTTTATTGTAACTTACCACGCCGGCTTTGATCCATTCAGGTAAGTTTTCATACATAAAACGCACACGTTGCATGATCTCCTGTGAGCCTGTGTATTTGTGTGCGGCAATGAGAATTGTACTGTCTGGTACAAACATGGCATACCATAGCAAATAACCTGCCGCGCAAGTTGACTTGCCCATTTGTCGTCCCAGCATGTTAATGCTGTACTTGTTGCTTTGGTATGTGTTGATTAGGTCTACTTGATAGTCGTATAGTTCAAACTTTACACGACCTTTTGTTGGATGCTGGATCCACATGTACTTTTTGATAAAATATACAGGATCAGTAGCGGCCTTTACAATTTCCGCTATCTGATTTTCTGTATAATTTTCTCTCTTGTAGGGAGACTTTACAAGTACCGGGGTGCCGCTCATTTACCAGACTTAAATTTTTTGTAATCTTCCATCATGGCTTGTTCGCCCAATGGATTGTCACCTTGTTTTGCAGGTATGCTGTGCGTTTTAGCTGTTGCTGTACCTTTCATACCCCAATCGCGAATATCGCCATAACCTTTGGGATCGCGCTCGCGTGTGTTGCTTGGTGTATTTGCATAACCAGATTCGTCGACTTCTTTTTCTTGATCGGCGGCAGGAGTTTTTGTTACTTCTGCTGTTTTGTTAACGCCAGCAAGTTTCATAACATGAATAATTTCATCAGGGCTGTCTGTGGTCATTGACAAGTTGTTATCACCGTTGCGTACATTTAATGTAAACATTGGACGCTCTTCTGATTCTGGCTCAACTTCCATTTCGGCATGCGGCATCTCAATTTGAGCCGGAACACCCATGTTGGTAACTGCTGTTATTGGACTCATTTGATTAGTCATAGGCATGTCGCCGCATTCGTTTACTTTATATTTTTTACCGCCAACTTCAAATTCATCTTCGCCAGCATCTTTGGCTGCTTTTAATGCACCGCTGAATTCATTACCTTCTTCAACGTCATCTTCTTCAATTTTTGCTTCTTGGATGCCAGCATATCTACGTAACAAACTTAAAGCAGTTTCTTTAACTTCTTTTTTGTTGTTGTCTTCATCGGCCCAATCAGGAATACCGTCGCCGTCAGCATCTGGTTTTTTCTTTTTGCTTTCATCGACTTTATCTTTGTCATCGCACTCGCACGGAGCACAATCGCATTTTGAGCATTTTTCATCAGCGGCTTCGCTAATGTGGTTTAATCTTTTAAGTAAGTCTGCTAAACTATTCATGATATTATCCTTTACGAGCTACTGGGCTCTTAGTGTTTGTTGATTTATTGTCACCAATTTCTGGACCACTAACAGGAACGTCTGGATCTTTTAGCTTAGGTGTTTTCAATTCTTTTTTACGATCGTCGCTTAATTTTTTTAGTTCTTTTAAGAACTTGGTATTGTATTTGTCGCCATAAAGTTCGTCGGGTTTAACATCTGACTTTTCGCTTTTGTCATAGTCTGAGCCCATCTTAACTTTATACTCTTCGTCTTTGTCCTTGAATTTTTCTTCTTCTTGTTCAATTTCAATTGGATCTGCTTGATTGCGTACTACAACTTCGCCTTCACTAACAGCCAATAGTCTAGCTAATTCTTGTTTTAACATTTCATTGCTAACAGGCAAATTGCTGACAAAATCAATGATATAAATTTCCGCAGACTCAACTTGAGGAAAATCCATCGGGCGAGTTTGCAAAATTGTTTTCTTTGGACTGCTTACTTTTTCAGCATCATACTTTTGTAAATGACGTTCAATTTTGTCCATCATTTCGTCTGTGACTGGGCAACAGAACTTGATTCTGATATCATGCTTAGTCTGCATTTGTTCGATATATTCTAATAGTGTAGTCATACTGTCTCCGATGTATTATTTATCATTCTTTTTTAAGTTTTGACTTATAAGATTCAGTATGGCATTACGATCTGTACTTAACTCTCCCGGACCGTTTTCCTCTTCTTTCTTATCCAAATCTTTTTCTAATTTGGCAGCTTTTAACTGCAATTCAATCATTTTTAGTTTCTTTTCTAATTTGGCTGTTTTAGCAGTGATAGCATTGCCCATCATACTGCTGGCCACTTCAAATATTTTGCCAGCATTTCTGTCGTCCATGTTAAAACCCAAGTCCATTAGTTTTTCATAACTTTCCATAGCAGACGACGCATACTCGTCTAAGTCTTTATCTTCTACGTCTAATCCACGTACTTGCGGTAATGCTGTGTTGATACGTTCAGCTATGCTCAATTGCTCTTTGATCACTATCAATGAAGTTTCCATAGATACTGTTTCATTAACAGGCAACTGATCTTCTGATTTAGATTCATCTCTGTCAATTTCTGTAGATTCTATATTAAAAAAATCTTCTAAACGTTTAGTCATCTTTTAGGTGCTTTCTTAGGTTTGGCTCGCGGTTGCCAGTTATTGTATATATCTTCTTCCGTTAATATTCTGAACTTTAGTCCCATGCGTTGACACCATGCACGGCATGCTTCCCATTTAGCCATATTTAACACTACTGCGGCTTTTTCCTGCTGTGAGTTTGCTTCATTTAATCTTGCTTGTTTACGCGGCTTTACTTCGATGATTTCACTAATCTTATTGCCGTTTTTGTCTTGATAAGTTATTAAAAAGTCTGGCACATAAACTGTTTGTTTACCGGTAAAAGGATTGCGGTAAGGTATGCGTAAGCTTTCGCTGGCCCAGCCAATAACTGCTGGGTGGTTATCGCAAAATCGCATGACTGTTAATTCCCATCCACTGCGATATTTAGGGCTGTTGCTGCCTATATACTTTTGGGGGTTTGTAGGAGTAAACACTCCTTGCATGTAATTATTGGCCATTATACCACCTGTTGCAGGATGTTTGGTGGTAGTGTGGTTTGGTCAATAAATCCTATTTGACTGCTGTTTGTTCTGATTTTGTTTAACTGTGCATAAATTTCGTTATCAAACTTTAAACCACTAGCGTCAACATATTTTAACAGCTGGTCATGATTCATACCAATATCTGAACTGACATTGTATAAAATAAATGTCAATTGTTTGGCACGGTCAACATTGCCTAGTATTTTCAGTATCTTGCCATAAAGCAGATCAAATTTAACGACTTCGATTGCTGCCATTATGGTATCCCAATGTTACTTGATTTTAATTTGTTAAACTGATCTGGTAGCTTTAAGTTGTTGAATTGATCAGCCTGGCTTTTATTAAATTGATCTGGTGTTTGTGTTTGTGATTGTTGTGTCGGAGACTCATTTTCAGATTGATAAGTTATACTGTCGTATCGTAAGCTAATTTGCCACTGAACTCCTTCGCTGACGCTGTAGTCTAACGTATCATGTTGCACGTCAACAATTTTAGGACGCCACAGCGTTACTTTACTTGTATTTTCTAATTTTGTTCTTGATTCGTCTGCACCATAAAATCTTATAATTTCAATTTTATCTATAGGACTGTCCTTGTTTGTTTCTAACATTTGCAAACCAAACGAATCAAAGCTGGATCTAATTCCACCTTTAGTTTCTGCAAAATTACCACTAACAATATTCATGTACTTTTTAATAAAGTTTTGAAAAACATTATCTTGTGTATCGTGTAGTGTTATGCTTACTGGCTCAAAATTTACTCGTGTGCCAATTGGCTGACGAATGTTCCACGCATTAACTATTTCAGTTTCTATACTGAATTTTGGAAGTTCTACTGATTTAACTGTTTCAAATAAAAGTCGTGCTTCAGTACCTAGCTCTGTTTGATAAGAACCCGTGAAAAAAATCACTTGGAAATGATACTTTAGGCGGGGAACAGTGGAAAGCTGTCCCCCTTTACCTAATGCAAACCACTTCATAGCGTCAGTTAGTGCCGCCATGATTTAACCTTTATACGGTTGGTGCGCCAACTGCATTACCGAAGTTGTTTGCTGAACCCATATTACCGCCAATGGTCAATGCACCTCGATCAGTTACTCCAGCATCAGTTGCGTGAATATCTGCATTATCGAAACGAATCTGTAATGTAATTTGCATAACATCGCTGGTTGCATAATTATTTTCATTGTAGTTAGCATTTTGAATAAAACAACCTGCTAATGTCCATGTTTCAGTGACTATAGGAGTGTCTGTACCATCTAACTGTTGAATACGCATGCCAAACTTGTAATTCACGCCAGCCGGTGCGGCGCTTTGTGTACCGTGACTTAGTTGTTTTTGTAGTTGCTCTGCAACAATTCTACTGACTGTGTTATTCATATCGTCACGTAGGGTAATTGTTGTTGGTTCCCAAGTATGCTTGGCTGCCAAATATGCTCTGCTGTTATAAGAATCAAGTGTTACTTCATCATGTGTTACGCTTGGTCTTGTAACACTTACAACGTTTTGAGTAAACTCGCGTGTTGTACTATTTTGACCAAAGCCGTCCATAAACACTCTAAAGCGATATTGCAACTTAGGCATCATGATTACCGGGCTGCCGTCGGTTGTTGGAACTCCAAATTTTGATAGATCTGCCATTTTTATTGTCTCCTTAGGCTATATTATTTAGCTGATAACTCGCCTGTATTGACAACGCGAATTGGAATATAGATAAACTCAGCGGCTTTTACTGGTTCGATAGCAATATCAATCCATAATTCATTTCTGTCAATTCTAGCAGGGGTATTGTTTGATTCGTCACAAACAACAATAAAGTCATACAATGCTCTCTTAGACATTAAGTCATTTAAGAAACCAACGAAAACTTGTTTAGCATTTGAACGTGTGATTTGATCATTAGGTTCAAATATAAATGGGCGGGCCAACGGATCAAAACGTTCACGCAAGTATGCAATTAAACGTGCAACGTTTACACGATCTAATGCACTGGAAAAGCTTTGTAGTGTACGTTGACCAAATACAAATACACCTTGACCCGGGAAACGTGCAATTGGGTTAATGCCAACTCTACTACCGTCACCGTATAATGTATCGCGCTGACCGTTTGTCAATGCAACTGGCACAAATTCGCCTTCGCCGTTAACATAACCCACGTTTGTAGCATTGGTTACAACACCGCGTGTTAGGCCGGCTGGAGCAAACCAAGGATAAGCAACTTGGTCGTTATAGGCCATTGTACGTAATACAATGTGACTTGGAGGAACAACAACATCGTTACCGCTTAAATCGCTAGTAATTGCACTTGGATAGTATGCGGCTGCTGTATGACCAGCACCTGTTGGAATAATACCGTCTTCGCCGTTAACTACTGCATTATTACCTGACATCCAACTGATTAAGTTATTTGCAGGGCTTGGATTTAAACGGAACGGAGTATCAACAATAATAAATGCTGTTTCCTTACGGTCTGTATTTAACTGAACCATTTCGTCATATAATTCTGTATAACCAGGGGCCGCAATCAATGTAAAGAAAGTCATTTCTTCACGTAGTTCTGTACTGCTATTAACTGCTTCCTGCATAGCACGAACAACTGCACGACGTTGTGCCTTGCGTAATGTCCATGGACGGCCGTCTTCCATATTGCCGCTGTATGTATTCCATACGTCTGTTGCGGCATCATATTTTTTAACATTGCCTGTGCTTATAATGCTGTTCCATAGTAACATACCATTTGGAAACAATTCTGGATCTGGAGCTTGTTCGTCTATTGCTCTTGCACCACCTTGATTGCGGGAGTCAGCGGCCATGTTTGTCAAATCAGCAAATATAACACCTGCAGGAGTTGTTTGATCTTTTGTATCGCGAGCGATCCATGTGCTGCCATCATAAACATGAATCATTGGATAATTTTCAACGTCACTGCTGTCTACCCAAATATCATTTGTGCTTGGACTTTCTGGAGCGGATGCATCAATAGTAACTGTACTGTCAACTGGAATCCACAGGCCGTTTGCTTTTACATATAAGTCGGCTAGTAAATCTGTATTATACCATAGCGTACCGTTAGTTGGCATACCTGTTGGTGCTAGTGTGCTTGCGGCTTCTGATAATAAACTCCAGCTTGTACCGCTGTATACTCTTAGTTCGACGTTGGCAATATTGTTGCCGGCCTTTGCATAAATCTTACCAGCAGTTAATGTGCTACCAAAACCTGTTGTAGCTTCTGCATCAGTTTCATATGACACAATGGTTTGCACTACCCAAGGACTTGATGAAGGAATATTAGCTGATGCATATTTCTTAACTGCTACATTTAAACCATTATTTGGAGTAGTTGTTTTCAACCATACATCACCTGTATTAACAATTACAGGAACTTGATAATGCGGAGCAACATTTACTATCGCAGTAACGGTTGCCGCAGTAAATCCTGCGTTAGAAACTATAATCCAATCGCCGCTTACTTTTTTGTAAACTTGATAATTTGCCACGGTATTTGTTGCTACTACAGCATAGTCACCATTAGTGCCAAAAGCTGTTGCTGGAGCAAGACCTAAACTACCTGCTGTATTTGCTACATCAGTAATTACTCGAGGTGTTTTAGCAACCCATTTGCCGCCAATTGCTTCAAAGATGCCCCATGAAGTTGAAGCTAAATCTAACCAGTATGTACCATTGGCTGGTGCACCAGCTGGTTCAACTTCTGAGTGTTCTAATTGACCTAAATCAATATCTGCACGTAAAACATACGCACGGTTAGCTAGGCCTAAATAGCTGTAAGCAGCCATTAGACCATATTCATTTGTTTCTGCCGCATGTATTGGTGTGCCGTCTACTACTTTGAATTCTGGACGTCCAAATATTTCAATAAGTTCACGCTGACTTGTTAATAATATTGGCTTACCGGCATTAACTGGAGTTGTGCCAATTGCAAAACCGCTGCCGCTGATATTTGTCTTATTTGTATGAGTGGCCATGATGATCAAAGGTACTGTGCCTTGACCTGATGCGCCATACTGGCTTTGGTCGCTTACGCTGACTGCTACGCCTGGGGATACTAATGTAGCCATGTTGTTCTCCTTTAAAGGTTATATGTATTTACCTTTAACTTGAGAAAACAGGCTATTTAGCGAAAATCATAAAAGTGCTGGTTCTGGTTGCACCAGTTGTTCTACTTGCTTAAACAAGGTATCTATAGTGGAATTATTATCTAACACACGATCAAAGTTTGTTCCGACCCATGCTGTTTCGCTGGCATGTATGTTAAATCTGTCTAAATATCGTTGTTGAGAAATATCCCCTTTATTAACTGCTATGGCATAATTATACCACTCTGGTTCGCTACCGCGAACAACACGAACCACTATGCCGCCTGCTGATTTAATACTTTTGATTTCGTTAGGGAAACGGCAATCGCTAATAACAACATCGTCTCGACTATTGCGTAATTTGTTTTCTAAACTGGTAATCCATATATCGTCATGAAAACCTTTGCGACATACTTCTGTTCCCCAATACTGTAATACCCAGCGAGGAGTAATTTCCATACCAAGTTTGTTGCTCCACCAATCGTCTCTGCGTTCACGCCATTCACGTGCTTCTTTGGTACGACCTTCTAACATAACACGATCCCAACCAAATACACCTGCTACTGCATCTTTAAGGCTACTGGCAAAACTTTCTCGTCTAAATCCATGAAAGTTTGTCAAGTAGTCTGCAATAGTATCTTTGCCACTGCCAATAAAACCGCATACGCCAATAATCATTTTAATGTCTCCTCCAACCATTGTTTACATTCAGGCCATTGTTTGTATATATGAGATAACCCGCCGGCATTACGCCATTCTTCACAGTTACTTGTTCTGTCGTCGATTAAGACATCGCCTTCTCGACAGTGACGCCACTTATCATTGCTGAATGGACCAAAGAATACTGTAATGTCGGGGTAGCGTTCATGTGCCCACCATACTTTGTCACTGGCAGCATAGGGCATTGTGTAATCGTGTGGTAGTGCTGTTAGAAAGAATAAGCCGCAACCTGTTCGATCTCTGTAGTCTCTGCACCATTGTACCAGTTCATCAGCATCCGGCTTTTTAGGCAGATTGCGATAGAATCTTTGTTTAGTTTGAAGTTTTTTCCAGTCGCTGTCAGGAATACGTTCTCCGTAATTCCAGTTACGCTTGACCATTTCTCTAGCAGTTGTCATCCAGTCTGCTACTACATCATCCATATCTAAGTATATATTCATAGTGCTAGTATATAGCAAAAAAATACTGCTGTCAACAGTTTAGAAAAACAAGTTTAATCGTTTTGTTTTAGCATGTAAAGATGTTCGTCAATTTTGGCATAATTGATATCGTTATCCAAATTTGGAATATTATCTATTTCATTCCATTTGCGCCATACACATCGCGTATCTATTAGAATATTTTTACCCAAGCTAGCACAATTGTTTATTCCAACCGGCCGGTGATGAACACAGCTATTCCATGTTGCCCCCATAACATATATATTTTTTATTTTAGGATTGCTTTCTAATAGAAACTTTAAGTCCTCTAGATGAGTTATTGCTACTTGGATTTTTTTAGGGTTTTTATAATTTAGTATTGTATCTGCTGTTTTTTCACTATGATTAAACCAGCGGCGCTGATTTGCATACCATATGTTATCTGAATCAGATAAACACTCGCTTGTATTGTATGACGCTAATACAACTATAGTAATTGCAGGATTATTGTCAATTACACTACAAATTGTAGAATAGAAGTTATTGGCCCAATCGTATGGCTTAAGACTTTGCCAGCAGTCTATTAATATTGCCATACTGGGCAAACTTGTTATCATTATTTTTTAGGGCGAGGATTTTCGCCAGTCATTGGTTCGCGGCTGAACCAAAGTTTAAACCATTCTGCATCACCGGGACGTATATTGTTCTTACGCATATATTCTGCGTTTTTTGTGCCAATTGATCCGCTCAATGGACTCAAATCTTGACTTTGTTCACCTTGCGTTTCCATGATGTTTAATGAGTCTATGCCTGCTAATTTTTTTAAATCAGCAAGAGCCGCAGGATCTACATAGTTATCCGGCACCGTGGGGTCGTTACCCGGCAAGTTAAAAGTCTCACTGGTTATTCTATACTGTTTCATATTATCCTATGATAAAGCCCAATGGTGTACTACCATCAACATACTTGGACAAGTCATCTTCCAGCTTTTCTAATTCTGCGGCTGCTTCGCTTTTTAAGTTGTCGCCATTTAAACTGGTACCGCCTTGTGGTCCTGCAATGGTGCTGAACTTGCTACGTGCTTCGCCCAGGAAAAATTTAGCTTGAGCAAAGGCATAATCAATGATCCACGGACTACAGTAAACGTCATCCAACAAGTCGTCGTCATCACGTTCTATAAAACACCATAGATAAATTTCATCTTCAGCGCGAAACTTGCGATGGAAACTGATTGTGCGATCACCAGGAACCCAGCTAAAGGTAACATTTGCACCAAACATGCGACCCAATAATTCTCTACGGTCAGCATATAATTCATAGTTTAATAAACCACTGAAGTTGGTGTTGCTCTGCAACAACATGTTGCTGAGGTACATGGTGTTGAAAGGATCAAAGTCAACACCTGTTGCACTTGCACCTATACTGCCTGTGTGTCTAAGTATGGCATCACGTACATTTATTACATTCTTAGGCAAGGGATAATCTTGTTGCTCGATGTGAATATCTAATTTAATAAACTTTTCTTGTACTGCTCTACTACCGCGTTGACGATACTTTCTTAGAGCTTTGTGTATTGCAACATCGTAGTGTGCAGAATCCAGCTCGACGTCAACCATACCTCCGCCAAGTCTAATTTCTATTTCTTTAACTATGTCGTCTTTTACACTCATAAAAAATCTCCCGTTATGTATATTTAGCGGGAGATTGTGGTTAACTTAGTATTAACTTAGTATAGCAAACAACCTAGCGGTATACCAAATTGTCTATCTTGGCTTGCTGATTTGGCAGAGTTAAAAGGAACTTTTTGCTTTAGCCTTGTAGTATTGCTATTCGACGGATACCAATTGGCATACAAATAAATCCAACTACCACCATAAGGTTCATCATACCAAGTGGCAAAATTAAAATTTTGGGCTGTGTCGCCGGCGCCATTGTTATAACCCACACTGGCCCATTTAACAATATATGCAGGATCGTCTAATGTATTAAGAAACAATTCAACTGCTGTATGTAAGCGAGCTTCTAATACAGGATCAACTGCAACTCCTGCTTCTCGTGCAAGATACATAGACGTCATAATTTCATTTAGGCTTGAGTAGTGATACCATAGGCCGCGATTACCGCGTGTTGTACGATTAACAATTGACCCGTCATTATTAATTAACGGCAAGATGCCTGTCATTAGACGTTGCACCAAAGGCACTGTTGCCTGTATGCCATTGGCATCCTTTACTCGTTGAATTTCCCAATGGTATCTACCCATTCCAAGTCCAAAGAATACATTGTTGGGATCAGGGTCGGGGGTATTAACGTCCCAAAATGTAAGCCATTCCATTATTTTTGCATGTTTACTGGCATCATTGGTCTTGGACCAATCCGAAATCAAGCTATAAGATCTACGCAAAGATTCCACCATCTCCATGATAAAGTTATTATCTTGAATAGCACTTAAATCATTACCATTGGGATCTACCCATTGTGTACAAGTAGGATCCCATCCGGTTGTGGGCTTCCAACACAATCTACTACCCTGATAAGCATTTGCATTTGCCCACCTGTGTAAATTAGATACTAACGTGGCTTTGAGAACAGGGTCATTTCGTTCTTTTGCAATGGCTGAATAATTGGAAAACGCAATTGTAAAATTCTCGTTGGCATCTGCTCCAGGAATAGTAGACTTGTTACTCCAACTACTGGTCAATCCAGTAAAGTTATAAATAGAATCACTGTTCAATGAACTAACTGATGACTGTTCTTTACATGGGATACCAGTATCCTCTACTTTTGGTGGCTCTGCTTGCGTTACTACTGCGGCCGCTCCTCCTCCGCCACAGGCTGTCAACGAGCATCCGGTTAATAACGATATAAGAACTGTAGCAATTAACTGTTTTTTCATTTGTATACTTTAAGTAAGATAATGTCTAGACCAATACGTCCGTTAAGTTTAATCTCTGTGCTCTTAACACCTTTAAACCATTTCTTAGCGGCAGGCTTGCCATTGGCACTGAACTCTTTAAGTTGCTCTTTTGGCTTACGCAGAGTTTTCTGCACACTGGCATTGGCATCAAATCCTAATATAGAACTGTTCTTAACACTCAATGCGCCTGCATATTGATCTGCAATGTAAATGCCCAACTTGCGTGTCTTTGTATTGTAGACCCAAAGTTCCTGTGCTGTAAGAATGGTAGTTGGATCCGCACTTTTAAGAGCAAGTTCTTTAAACTCTTTTGCATATTTCAATTTGGCCACTACCTTTTCTGGCAGTACTGCTTTCTTCTTACGTGGAGCCTTGGTAGCTTTCTTAACTACATTGTAGCTGTTGGCATCTGACAATGCCTGTTGCCACCATTTAACTATTGCAGTCAGCTGACGTTTGCCCAAATGCTTATAAGCTTCCAATGTTTGGCCGTCTGTGGTAGCAATGATGTCTTCGAATTCAGCAATCTTGCCATTGATAAATTCCTGTACAGTTTTTAACTGTTGTTGTGGCACATTCATCTGTGTCATCAATTCAACTAGTTTGGGTTCGCCTTTGAACTGACCTTCTGTGACGAAGTCGTCAAAGCGGCCTTCCACTTCTCCCAAAAACTCTGATGTCTTTTCAGCCATGCGTTCTTGTATGTTAAACTTTGGTTTTTCCTCTTTAACTTCCACTACCGCCTGAGCAGATGTGTCTATACCCTTGTCAGCACCTTTTAATTGTTTGACCAAAGTTCGTAGTGTGCCGAACCGCAAATTCAAACCTACACGGCCGGCTCGCAGTGCATAGCCCACAGTAGCACCTGGCCAAATGTCTCCACGACGAACTGCTTCTGCCAATCCAGCACGACGAGGATTACGAGCGAGAAATTGAGCTAACCATTCTGCACTTTTCTTTTTGTCTTGTGTATGTGCATACCAATTTAAACTACGCATAATACGAGTGCGATATTCACTGTCACTCCACGCGGCCTGTTCTTCTACTGTGGGATAAACCGGCTCGTCGCCTACATATTTAGAATCAGCATCCCTATATGGAATTGTTTTGGCTGGCTGTTCATATCGCCAGGCCAATTTATCGGTTGTTGTTTGTTTTACGGTGCGTTTGGTAACCATAGTTTCTCCAGTAAAAATGTAATTATACAGCCATTTCGATTTTGTGTCAAATATTTCAAAACCAGTCTTATCCAGGTAAATAATACATTATGCCAAGATTAAGCCTATGGAAAAACGAAAAAACTAACGACTTTCATTTCATGGATCGTGTTATCCGTGAACAGTTTATGGTCGGTGGTACTGGCGTTTTAGTCCACAAATATTTACAGCCTGCAGATCAGGGTGCCAGCACTGACATTACTAAACCTAATTATCGTGCTGATGACGTGCTGAACGAAACCAAAATACAAGACTTATTGTTTTTGGAAAATCGTGACAGAATATACGATCCAGATGTTTATGAACTTCGCGGTGTTTATAATGTAGGTGATCAGGACTTTGACCTAACACAGTTTGGCCTGTTCTTAAGTGCAGACACTATTTTTATCACATTCCACACCAATGACATGGTGGACCGCATGGGTCGAAAACTCATGGCAGGTGACGTTGTTGAACTGCCGCATGTACGTGACGACTTACTGTTGGATCAAAGTAAACCAGCAATTAATAAATTTTATGTTGTGCAAGATGCCAGTCGTGCCGCAGAAGGTTTTAGCCAAACTTGGTACCCACACATTTGGCGTATCAAAGCCAGTCCAATGACTGATGCTCAAGAATACAGAGACATATTACAGCAAAAATCAGACAATGGTGTTGACACACTAAAAGATGCACTCAGCACTTACCAAAAAGAATTACAAATTAGCAACGCTATTGTTGCACAAGGTGAAGCGTTAGCACCTAATTTATTAGATGATCAATCCAACTTAATTGGACAGCCAATTAAACAATATCAAACTGACGAAGATCGTGTTTATGAGCATGGCGAAGATTTACAGTCTGGATTGAGCTTTCCACTAAATCCGCACCAGGGGGACTTCTTCCTACGTACTGATTATAATCCTCCCAGCTTGTTTGCATTCCGTGGAACACGTTGGCAACGAATAGACATGAACAATGGTGTCAAAGATGTACAGAACCGTGTGCTAAATGCTGTGCCATTTATCAACAACCCAAATACCACAGTTGTAGGCAATAAAGAAGTGCCGGAAAGACAAGCACTGAGTCAAATTATTTTACCCAAGGCGGACGTATAATCATGTCAATGAATTTCTTTTATGACGAACAAATAAGACGCTACCTAACTCAGTTTATGCGGATCTTGGGTGGCTTCAGTGTTAAAACTGGCAAGGGCAGGGACGGCACGGAAGAATACATACAAGTTCCTGTTCGTTACGGTGACATCAATCGTATGGCTGCTCACATACTTAAAAATCAAAGTGAAAACATGATCAACACTGTGCCTTTTATCAGTTGCTATGTTACTGACTTGCAGATCAGTGCTGAACGTCGTACTAACCCCACACACATAAACAAAGTTCAAGTCTACGAAAAGAAATTTGATACTGTTACAGGACAATATATTGACGGAGAAGTTGGCAATACCTACAGCATTGAACGACACATGCCAGTACCTTATGACCTAACTGTACAAGTGGACATATGGAGTAGTAATACTGAACAAAAATTACAAATATTGGAACAGCTTTTAGTCCTGTTTAATCCCAGTATCAACTTGAAACTAAACGACAATCCTTTTGATTGGACCAATTTGAGCTATGCTGAATTGGTCAACGTGGTATGGAGTGTGCGTCAAGTTCCACAAGGAACGGATGACATTATCGACGTAGCCGCACTAAACTTTACCATGCCCATCTACATCAATCCTCCAGCCAAAGTCAAACGTCAAACTATTATACAGACTATCTTAAACGACATTAAAAATCTTAAAGACGGAGACATGTTAGATTGGAATCCGGCCGATCCTGTCACAAACAAACAGTGGGTTGTAGTAACTTTCCAAGATTTAAAACTACAAGTTAAAATTGAAGGTGATCAGGCCATTATATTGAATCAAGCAGGTGGCCTAACAGATGATAGTGGTGCTATACTAAGTTGGGACACGGTATTAAAACCTTACGGTGGATTGAGATCAGGCATTAGTAATTTAAGATTACGCAGAGGTATAGATCCCAGCGATGCCAGTCACGATATTATTGCCACTATAGATGGTATTGACAGCAACGACACTAATATTTTATACTTGACTATAGATCCTGATACACTGCCCAACACCACTATCACTGCTGTTAACGCCATTGTTAATCCCACTACATCCGGTCCTGGCAAAAACTTGCCTGCGGCTGTGGCTGGACAAAGATATTTGTTAGTAGCAGACTGTCCTGCAGGTTCTGTTTGGGGAGTAACAGAAGCCCGTGCCAATGACATCATCGAATATAATGGTAATACTTGGGTAGTAAGTTTTAATAGTAGTGTAAATTCTACAGCAACGGTGTTAAATATAACGACCAACTTGATCTATGAGTGGAAGTCTAATCAGTGGATTAGCGTAACAGAAGGCACTTATAGAAACGGTTGGTGGAGATTATATCTATGAAACAGTATAAAGGTGTTGGTGCTATTATTGTCAGTGAAGCCACTGGCCTTGTTATGACTGTGCTACGCAGTCCTAAAGAAAGCTATCCCAACACTTGGACATTTGCCGGAGGTAAAGTTGAAGATAACGAACAATCAGTGGATGCACTACGTAGAGAACTCAATGAAGAACTACAATTGACTAAGATTAAAAAAATTACTCCCTTACATAGATATCAAAGCAGAACTAAAGATTTTGTCTACGACACTTATGTAGTATTGGTCAGCAAAGAGTTTGTTCCTTCTTTGAATTGGGAAAATAGTGGTTATTCGTGGACTACTATAGATTGTTTACCTAGTCCTTTACATCCCAAAACTAAACAAATGATATCATCATCCAGACTAGTTACGAAATTTAAAACTTTTTATACTTGGATTGACAAAAAGAATGGCTGCAAAGATAATACACTTACCGCTGAAGAAAACTTACCGAAGAGTTAAATCAGTAGACTTATATCACTGCTGGGACAGGCAGTTAAATAATCCATTTTTGAACAGTTTGTTCAAACAACAAGTGCCCTACGTAGAACGATGGTATTTACAAACTGTACATTTATTAAACTTGGATCAAATAGATCATCCTTTAATAAATGTATTGTTTTCTAAAACAGATTCTACCCTACCTTTGCTGTTAGAAGCCACAGAAAAAGATTTAAAAATACAG